CGCTCGTGTACTATGGATGTGCAAGGGTGACACCCACGGTGTTCGGCTCTCTGTTTGGAAGTAGCGCAGTAAATCTCGTGGACACCACGTACGACGTTGCCTATCTAATGTGTATCCCTCGTGGTATGCGGAAGTTCCTCATAGCGATCCCTAAAACCTTGTGTTTTGTCAGAGACTACACTCGGTCCGCCATTGGTGGAGTGGCGTCTGCGACGAAAGCTATCTGCAATGGGGAGGCAGCTAAGAAGGCGTACACATGGGCAACAGCTCCGCTCAAGAAATTGGGCGAGTGGGTCACAGCGAACAAGGAGGTCTTGAAGATGATAGCCATGGCTGCTGTTGTGACTATTGGTGTCACTGCGTGGTATCTGCGGAAGGGCAAGAATCAGACTGATACCGGCGAGATGCAGGCTAAGGATGACGCACCCAAACCTGGTGGCGATCCGTCTCCACCCAAGTCACCAACATCCCCTCCCCCCAAAGGAGGGGACTCACGAGCGCATCAGAATGACACCATAAAATCGTATTCGGATTTCGGGAAGAGGGACGGCCCAGGTCCATCAATGCCTGTCACGAGTTCGAGTCAAAAGGCACAGGTCGATCATCGTCCACAGTTGGTGAACAAGGTGAAGGAGAACACGTATGTCATTGGTCTGTATGACAAGGACAAGATTGCAATCCCCAAATCGGCTGGTCATGCCTTGTTCTTGGCCACGAGTTGTGTCTTTGTCGCAAATGCACACGTGCTGGCCAGGTTCAATGATGCCGCCTTTGTCTCATTCAGGCAGGTAGGATATCCGAACCAGCATGCGCAGCTCATCTCCACGAGGAATATCAAGCTGTCTTTGGTGCGTGCCTACACTGACCTTGTAGTTGGCAAGCTTGACAGGTGCAGCATCGCGAAAAAGCCCTTCGACCTTCTCGGTTATCTCCCGAATGAGGAGGTGACGGCGACTCTCCACGTCAAATTGGTCTCTAAAACAGGAGCGGCGGAGTTCAACGGACTCCAACCTCGTAAGATTGAGGCTGAGGATTGCATAGATGGCGAG